TCATACTCTATCGCTATATTTCCAGACTTTTGCCAGATATCACGCTCTGATTTAACTTCAATCTTTGCGTTCTCAAACATGTCAAGAACCTGACTTTCACGTATCTTACCATACTCAAGGTCAATGTCAAACTTCTTTCTGTCTTTTACGCTAGGTGCTGTTTTGTTCATGGTTATCCCCCTATGTCAACAATCTCACACGAATCTCCGCTACAAGCAAATGTTTGTGAAGAATTTGTAGTATCTTCCTTTTCGTAGTCTCTTAATTTAGCCCAATTTATATGACTGAATTCACTGCTAAGCTTATCGTATACGTCTTTTGTGCAATCCTGATAGGGGGCTTGCTGGTAAGTATGTTCTGAGTGTGGTAAAAAAGACACACCGGACATCTCATCAAAGTGCTTGTACACAAAAGCGCCCACTTCCATCCATTCCTCATCACGAACTGTAACAGTAACTGAGGGTTTGTGTTCACACCAGTACCTCTGGTAGTAAAGCCATATCTCTAATTGATGAGTAGCAGACATATCATGCCTTGTAAGAGCATTATCAGGTGACTTTACAGGAAAACTAAACACAGTTTGTGTATCCGGTTTCATAACATCCGCTTCGCTAGGGACTCCCTGCTCCTTTAAGAAAAGAGTAAGAGGGTCTTTATTATCACCACGCACAGTACGAATATAATAAGGACTGTGGCGAGCGTGTATGCCACTGCTTGAGTCAACAAGCTGTGATACCGTTCCGCTTGGTTTAACACACGTAATCGCCGTGCTAGGTGGTATGCCAAGTTTTTTTGCCCATTCTTTATTTGTCTCAACAGCAGCCTCCCTTAATTTTATTAAAATACGGGGCAGATATATTTTATTGCCATTAGTAAGAGAGTTGTCCATAATTCCTGTTAGTGAAACTCCAAGGAGCCTTTCTTCTTCAGTGTTATCTTTCCATATCTTTCTTAAGTAAGGAAAGTTTGTTAGTGTGGATTGAGCTGTTCCTAAAATAGTTGCTAAACGAACTTTTTTAGTCAAAGATTCGCTTGTGTCATCAGCTCTTATTACAACTTCTGTTAAGTTACAGAACTGATACGGACGCAATATTATCTCAGAACAAGGGTTGGTACCAAACTCATGCTCAGAATCACGCCTGCCGTACTTTGCTGCTTGTTTCTGAGCAGCTATTCTATTGAATATACCTCTCTCACCGGATTTACTTTCCACTAATGCAGTCCACTCACGTAAGAAGGTTTCACCATCCGGCTTATCGGTGTATGACACGGAGTTATTAGCTAGTGCCATCTGTGGAGCTGTTTCCCACCATGTGCCGCTCTTAGCGTGGCGCATACGCCCATCTGACAGATTTGATAAGCTAATCATAGCGGAGCGTCTAACGCCCCCTGAGACGACAACCTCGCCGACCTTACACATAAGATTGTGGCAGTCATAACTAGATAGCTTACGACCTGCGTTCTCACGAAATAATTTTATTGTGAATGAGAACAGGTCTACTAAAGGTGCAGGACCTGACGCTCTACCACCAAATACTTTTAGTCTTGCTCCTGCAGGACGAACCTTAGACACATCCCAGCTAGGAACTTTACCAGAATATAGTGTGCTTATCAGCTTTCTCAGAGCCTTAGCCCATCCTTCTTTACTGTCACTCACAACTATTGTCTCATCTGAGTCCACTAGCTCTGCAGGAACTTGTGGTAACTTAGCTACGTATTGCCTCTCTACAGAGAAACCCACACCAGTTCCACATAACAATATATACATAGCTTCATCAAAAGCTTTTGGGTCATCAATAGGTAAGTAAGAGCAGTTGTATCCGGCTGTGTTATCTCTCTCAAGAGCAGGACCTGCTGTCATAAGAGCTCTCATAGAGGGCATGACGTGTAAATGATATATAGCATCAAATATTTCTTCATGTATATCTGTGCCTAAATTTGCTTTACTACAAATATAATTGACATACCTAGTTACAGTTTCAAACCATGTCTCTCTACGGTTTTCATCTGGCAGCCATCGGGCATAACGAGACACTGCTATAAAATTTTGATAATCTGTTGGTAGTACGTTACTCATTTCTTCTCCTATCTTTGTTCTACGGTTACGTCTTTAACTGTTATACCAGAGACCTCATGTATTAAGTCCTCTACGTATTCTTCTAAAAGCACTGGCAGTTCCTCCAAGTCGGGTGTAAATTCCGATGAATCAATCTTAGCTATTATCTTTACGATTACTTTGACGTCTTCTCTTGGCATTGTAGTTCCTCTTTTAGTCTATTTAGGTACCAGAGGGCTTTGTCTATATCTTGAATTGACTTACCCTTATCTCTATATCTCCATAAATATTTAATTATATTACCTTTTAAATATCCACAAAATTCTATGTGAGACATGGAAGCTCTCATGGCATCAATACACTCTATGTCACCATTTGTATAATGTGGTGGATGATTAACAAAATCTTTGAATTTTATAGTCAATGTATTGTCACTTTCTCTTGTAATTGTTTCATATCTTCAAACCCTGCGCTAACTAACGTATCTGGGTCATACATAGAATAATACAAAACTCCATGTAATAGTAAAGTGTAAAATGTCATTTCATCTGGGTGTAGTGAACCGGGACTAAAATTATAACATATCTCTAAGTCATAACTACCCATACCATCCACGTTTGTGTGAACTATGAGGGCGGCATCGCCTTCTTTTAAATTAATTACTTTTTGTTTTGGCATGATACGAGCTCTATAAAATGTTCTGCATCTACAACTACTAAAGGTTTTTGTCTATTCATCTTTATAATCAACAACGGCTCGCCTTCTTTTTCTATGTTGTCGTGTGAAATAGCTTGTTCATAGTAATTGTATATTGTTCTAATTCTTTCTGTGTTCTTACACTCTATGTTATAGGGGAACTTTCTATACGCTGATGTTGACAGCTGTACGTCAACCCCATTTACCCCCATAGGGGTTGAACGCACATCTAGTGAGGTTAGCCTCTTGAATACACTAAGAAGCTTTTCCACTACCCATGTCTGTAGTTTTCTTCCCTTTGCTTTGGCTGAGCGAGGGCTCATCTTCTTCGATACGGACTTCAACAATACTTTTTGCCGGGATGATTGTCGTCGTGCCTGAGCTTTGGATTTGTGGGAACTGGATATCGTGGTTGAGTTGCGAGATGAAGTCTTGCGCTTCAAACTTGGAGACTTTGAAATACTTTGTTTCAATTTTGTCATCATCAGCCCTCTTCTTTATTAATAGTGTCACGCCATTCTTGGGTGATGTGGGTGTACCAAACAAATCTGGGGTTTCGTCCCTTACTTGGGAGTTGTCTTCTGAACTCCAAACCGTCCCAACACTTGGATTTGAAGGGACAATAGTGGCACTCAATGCCCAAGGTGCGGTTTCCCGTAGACTTTTTGTAATAAAGTTCTTCAATGTCGGTGAAACACCGCTTAAAAGGTCTTCCATCAGATATTGCTTTGTGTACATTCTGTATTTCATTTTTGGTATTCTCCTTATATTTACCATTTGGTGGGGCTTCAGCTACAGCTATCTGTCCCGTTGATTTATTTATTGCAATCCAACCTTTGAAGGGCTTGTTGGATGCGAGCCCATAACCATACCCTTGTGACACATAGCCAAAGGAATCTGAGTTATTAATTTTATCAAAAGCATCGTCAGCATTAAATTTTGACTCAAACGCAAAAGGAGACACAGTTTTTATGTCATAGATGCCATCAGATAATTCTATATCGTATTCACCTTGTATCTCATCATCATTAACTTTTAGTGAGACTTTTTTATGTTTATTTTTTATTTCTACACCAGACGCTTGCAACAGTGCAATGATGACTGCTTCTAGTACATCCCCTATAATCATACGCATTTTAAAATCGTAGTCGGGCGCTTCTGGTTCTACATTCATGGCTTCCATCTGTAACTGACACAGTGGTCTGCCAACATTACTCATTCGTAATCTAAAAGGTTCCTTTTTCTTTGTGAACTGTTTCTTTAATGCTTGTTTAGCCAGTTCACCAAACTCGTCTAGGACATGAGGAGGCATTTCTGCCTCCCCACTAGCTGCTCTAGAAAGGAAAGAAAACAAAGCAGCTTGATGTTTGTTCATCAGATAACCGCCGACAAATCATCGTCCAAATCGTCAATAGTTGCATCGGCGTCAATCACTCTATCTGTCTTTTGAAGACATTTATTGTGCTCTGACATAATGTAACTATTCTCACTCGCTACATAGTCCACAAAGTGACTCAATAACTCTTGGTCTTGACTGGTAAACTCAATCGGACCAGAGTCAACGGAGAAGCCTGCCACATAGTAGACATTACTGCCCTTCTTATGTTTTGCCAAGTCTGCCCGTAACTTGTAAAACAAGAAAGGTTTTTTCTGTGCTGACAAGCTGTCTAACACATCCGAGATAGGCATAAAATTAGCCCCTCTCGCTCTCCAGACGACGGGAAGCCCCCCTACCTCGACGCTCTCGCCATCTGAATTCACTGCATCCTCAAAGAACATTTTACCGTAAAGCATACGGAATGGGCTAATCTGCTGTTGCTTATACAAGTCATCAGCAGTGAGTGTGTCCCTTTTGGATTTAGGTACGTAGCCACAGCGCATACCACCTAACATATCTGGTATCTCTGTCTGTGGGTACAGATTTTTAGCCATACAAGACTTATTGACTAACTCGTTAATCTTCGGGTCGTACTGAAGATATTGATAACGCTGAAGAAATAACTGAAAGCTAGCCTTCTTTGCATAAACAGTTGTACCCTCATGCGTAGTAGACCAACTTCCGGGCGGAATAGACCTACCATCGTCATCTTCAATGTCTCTATTTATTTTTAATATGGTGTGACCAACAGATGAGACTGCAGGGGTATCTTGCCCTATAACCTCAGCTATTTTGTCAAAACCGATTTCATTATTTACTGTTGGTAATGTGGTCATATGACCTCCTTTCAATTTTAGATTTGTTATTTATAGAACATTTCATTTGCTAAGTCAAATAAATATTTTCCATTTCTAACCAATTATATCCCATTTCTAAATCTACACCAAATGGAACATCCCATTTTACATCATAATAACTTTCAAAAGTGCTTGTCACATCCGACATAGCTCTGTGAGCAAGCTTAGATACAATGTCTTCCTCGCCGGGATATACATCAATCACCACCGAGTCGTGTACAGTATTAATAATAAGAGACTTAATTCCTTTTTTGCTAAACGCACTTTGTAATCGAATGAGAGCGAGCGGCATAATGCAACCACCTGCCAAACCTTGTACGGGATAA